AGAAATGAAAGGGTTGGAATTAATCCACAATTCTTGGATCCCGACAAGGTTTACAAGAAGTTCGGAACGCATACGAACGAAAATGTTTACGCAATTCGACTTGAAGACCCCTTGACCGGAGACGTTATCAAGGTTGATGGCCAAACCTGGATTTCATATCGCCAGTTTATTGCTATTGCCACCAAAAGATACACCCAAAAATTCCGGAGAAGTGCGGAAATGCATGAATTTCTTGCGAAGCTTGCTGTGTCTCCACTTATTGGTGACGTAGAGCAGGCGTGTGGACCCCAGCCTTCAACGTCATCCCAGCTGCCTACTGCTCAAATTGGGATGCCTCGATTTCCACAATTCATTTTAGACTATTGGAAACAACCTGAAGTAGAACCTGGTGAGTTTTCACAGACTGACTTTGATCGGAATACGGTCAGACTTAAGACCAAGAATGAATTGCTCTCGCTCTCTTCATTACAGATTTTGTCTGTCGTGAGTGAGATCGATAACTTGCGCTGCGTCTTTCCGACCCGATTCGTTGATGAAATTAACACGCATCGTGTTTCTCTCTCTCAGGAGGATAATGTTCCCCTTTGGAAGAGAATTGTAGGTGATCATCCCTATAATGTGTGGCATGCTTCTTCCCCTGCTGAACTTGCTTCCGCGGCGCGTTGTAGCGTTGTCACGGCCATTAATGTCACTCCATTGGTTGCAGCCGTGGTCCCAACTCAACCCTCTGTTCTACTCACCACTCTTAAAGCGAGTGCGCAGACTTTTACTACTATTGCCCATGAATGGTTGGATAAGGTGCGTGCAGTCGTTAGCGAACACCCCTTAATTTGTGCTGCTGCTGCCATTGTTCCACTTCTTTTATATGGCGCTTATCGGTGGTATGGAGGCGAGAGGGTGGGGAAAGTGGACATGATTCATTCACAACTGGAAATTTCCACGCAGCGCGTGAAACATTCTCATGAGTGTCTCAAGTGCGCAAAACTTTTTGAACATACCCACGTCATTCAGGACGTTGTCGCAAGTATGAAAGATCTTCCCATTTGCGGCACATGTGCCCCCACAACTGAAGCACTCTTTGATGAAGCGCAACAAGTTGTTGTCTTTTCTCGACGAGACGTGCTTTCGACTGAAAGTGTAGACGTTAAGCCCATCTCTCGCTTCTTTTCAGAGGAACAGATGGATTGTCTCAAAGAG